CCTATCCCCCTCGTGTGCCTTGGCCAGTCTCAGCCTCTCTATGGGCAGTCGGTGATGGGTCGCCCTCTTCGCCTACGTCGACCTCCCAACGGTCGATCTCATCGCCGTACACGTAACGCGCCGACAGCTCGGCCAAGTTGGCGGCAGAGCCGGCAGTGGTGACGTACAGCGAGCCGCCCTCGAACTCCTTGGTGTCCATGGTGTTGCGCGAGTCCCGCGAGCGGCTCGCCGCCACACGCTCGCGCAGCACCGGGGTGGCCTTGATGGTCTTGCCGATCCGCGAAGACACCCGCTTTGCCAAGCCTAGGCTGGGCAGCAGCGTGAGAATGTTCGACGGCACCATGTGGATCAGCGCACCGATCCAGTTCAAGGCGATCTGGGTTTTCATCAGCTGCGAGGCGACCATGGTCACTACGCGCTTGCAGGGGTGAGCCGGTGACAGGCACCGCATCGGCTCGCGTGCGTAGGGCGTTCGCACGGTGCGATACTTCCCTGGCTCGGCGGCGCCGGTATCACGCGGGATGCGCATGTACTCGTCGGCCCACTCGTCCACCCACAGGCTAGGGTCTGGACGCAGCCCACGGAAATACGCCTCACGGTACACCTCAGCGCCGTCAGGTTTTTCCGTTTGCATGGGTTAACTCGTAGTGATCAGATCGCGTTCAAGGTCGGCCGAAGACATGCGCTCGGCCTCTTCCAGAGACAGCCGTAGCGCCTTGGTCAGGTGCTGCTCAATTTCCCAAGGGTCTGTCATCGCCGCCAGTTCAGGGGCTAGTTGCGGGGGCATGCTGAGTAGTTGATCGCGCAGCATGCGTCCGGCGTTGTAGGCACCGGTGGTGACCGCCTTCATGTCCACTAGCGAGCCCTGCACCTTGTGAAACTCGGCCTCGGCCAACTGGGCCAGGTAGTACTCGCGGTGTGCACGAGCTTTCTGGAAGTCAGGTTGCCCGCTCTTCGCGCCAGCAGGCTGCGGCGGCGCAGCCGTGTTAGTCGGCTCGACCATGGGGGACAGTTGGCTGTAAACGTCACGCTGGAGCCGGTCTTGCTGGTGTCGAGCCGCGACGGCGGCCTTGCTGGGGTCGGCGGTTTCGAGGATCAATGCTTCGGTTGCCAGCACGTCGACCTTCTTGCCATCTGGCGAGAGCACCAGGCGGTTGTTGTCTTTCAGCCAGGTGATGTAGCTCGGCGTCCTGCCAATGCGAACCGCGAAAGCGCTTTTCGACAGGAACAGTGGATCCGTCATAAGCCCTCCTTTTCAACGGCTTTTCAATGGAAACCTTTCAATTTCAATGGATTGAATTTCAGTAAGCTGGCAGCCCTGCCGCTAACGCTTTCCCGCGGGTTTCATGCCCCGTGTCCCTCGAATGCCGCCAGGGTCCCCGGCGACTTTTCGGCGCACTATTTTGACGCTTCCCGCTACAGGCCACGTGTTCCGTGGCCTCCAGCACATCATGTCTGACCGCTGCCCGAGGGCGGCACATCGCACACGCCCAACCGCTTGGCGGCCCAGCGTTCATACAGCCCGATGGCGACATCGGCGCCGGCCATCGCGGTGAGGCATCCGATGCTCCCTGCCGCCAGGACCGACATGCCCGAAGCGTGCAGCAACATCATGGTGGAAAGCCCGCAGACCACGCAGGCCCCGGACCGAAGGAGCAAGCGGCGAATCAAAGACCAGCCGCTTACCCCCGCTTTGTCGGCTCGCCATGCCTCGCCGGATATGCCGCCGACCAGGGACAGTACGATCACCATCCAGATCGGCATATCAATAAGCGCTTGCTGCTCGTTCGTCATCGCCCTACCCCATAAACGCAAAAACCCGGCGCAATGGCCGGGTTCAGTGTGGTGGTGTGTCCCGCTGCTTGCGGTCGCACCTATCGAAGATGGGTACTTTTTACAGGTGGATTATCATGGCAGCAAGCAGGTTTTAATGCCATGGAGCAATACGGGTGCCATACGGGTATGACGCAGGTGCAACGGAGGGACAACGCATTCAATCGGCTATCGCTTCTGGTGCCCTGTCTTACTTGTCCCACTATTCTGGATCGAAGTAGGACAGCTACAGGCGCCTAAATACGGGGCTCTGCCCTACTGTCCTACCTTTTTTACTTTTCTCTTGTGTATAGAGAGAAAGTTAAAAGCACGCGTGCGCGCCATGGGCGCGACTACGTGCCTGCTATGCTCATGTGTGCGTGGGGCGGGTAAAGGTTGGACAGTAGGACAGCCCAGCGACGGCGCGGCCTGCGCCTGTCCAACTGCGCGTAATGGCAGCCGGACAAGGCGGGACAGTAGGACAGAGGTATGCGGAGTGACGCCGAGGATCATGCAGCCTTCCCCATCAGCATGCCGGCGATGGATACATGGGCATCGTGTAGTCGACGGTAATAGGTCGGCGCGCTGCAACCGCAATGAAGCATTTTCTGTGAGAGGAAGCTCTCGTGATTGCAGTAGTGCTCCATCACCACTAGGGCTAGCTCGGGCGCCAAGTGCTTGTTGACGATCAGCTCGATATCCGCCGATTCATCCAGCAGCACCCGGCTTCCACGCGTGCCGCGTATCAACTCACCTTTGCACTCCATCAGCATAGCGATCATGTTGCCGCCACTCGGCCCGCCAGCACCGTCCGGCACAGGCGAATGCAGATCCTGCGCCCAGAGTTTGAGCATCTCGTCGATTCGCTTAATCATCGAAGCAAGGCTCCTCGATCACCGCCTGCTGCAACGCAGACGCACGCCCCCAGCCCGCAGGCTTTCATAGGCCCATGGGCGCACTCCGCTTTTTGGCAGCGCGGGCATACGCCGCTTGCGCCATCCCAACCGGTGCATGATCGCCCCAACCCGCATCTGCTCGGGCTTGCCCCAATGTCCGAAGTCCAGCTTCAGCGCCTGGGTCAGGATCTCGTTGCCGGTAGCGGTCTCCCCGATCTGCGACTCTTCCATCCAGGCCAGGATTGGCCCCTCCCATTCATCCACCACAAAGCGCTCGTCTTGAGCCTCGGCGAACATCTTGGATTCGTCCTTATTCACCCACCAGATATCGCCCGCTTCAAAGCAGAACAGCGCCTCAGCCCATAGCTGATCGCGGATCTCGCGCAGTTGCTCCAAGTCGACCTTGTTGCAGAACACCGGCCAGTAACGACGGTTGCCCGTTGCGTCCTTGAGGTATTCCTCTTGGTTGGTGGTGCCCACGAAAACACACTGGCGTGGCACGTCATTCGTTCTGCGGCCGTAGCTCTCGCGGTAGGTGTCGGTAGACGCGGAGAAGAACTGTTTAGCCTTGGTGCTTTCCGCCTTGTTGAAGCTGTCCAGCTCGCCCAGCTCGACGATCCATTTGCCGCGAATCGCCTGGAAGCTGTCCTTGTCACCGAGGGCAAAAGGCGTATCCATGAACCACTCGCCACCGAGGACGCCCATGGCCGTGGACTTGCCGGCGCCCTGCCCGCCTTCGAGGATCATCACAGAGTCGGCCTTGCAGCCTGGGCGCATCACACGGGCAACCGCCGAGATGAGCCAGCGCTTACCGACCTTGGCCGAGTACTCACTGGCCTGGACGCCCAGCACGTCGGTCAGCCAGGTTTCAATGCGTGGCACGCGATCCCATTCCAGCTTCTCCAGGTACTCACGCACCGGGTGGAAGGCGTGGTCGTGGGCAACCACGCTGACCGCCTCGATCACATGGGAGGCTTTGACCCGCAGGTTGTATTGCTGCGCGAGCCACTTCATCACTCGCATGTCGTCGATGTCTGCCCAGTCACCAGCACCGCCGCCGAAGGGCGCAGACCGCAGCTTAACGATCTTGGAGCTGAACACGCTGTAGCCGATGACACCGGCCCAGCGTTCGTCATTGCCCAGGATCAGCTCGACGTTTTGCATGTGCGCAATGAGGGAGCCGTTTTCGGTGCGGGCCAGTTGGTCTTTCCAACCACCTGCTGCAGGAGGCTTGACCACCGCGAGCACCTGGCGGCGTACGGCCTCCAACCCCTCGGCAACGTGCAGGTCGTTGAAGTCGGTCCACTTGATCTCCCGCCCGCCGGAGAACACCGGGGCGACGACTTGACCGCCGACAACCAACGCGGCGTTGTTGGCTTTCTCTTCGCCTGGGTTCCAAGGGTCACCGTTGGGGCGCTTGGTTTTCCAGTCGTCATCGCGACAGATGATCAGCGGGCAGCCGGGAAAACGCTCGCGCATTGCCTTGGAGACAGGCAGCAGGTTGCCCGCGTCGAACGCGATGGCGACAGTGAGCGAAGTCGCCATGTGCAGGCTTGCGCCTGTGGCGTAGCCCTCACACACCAGCACCGGTTCGCCGGGCTCGGGGTGGGGACCGATCAGGTGGAAAGCCCCCTCTTTTGACATACCGTGCGGCCAGTATTGTTTATCCCGACCGGTGTCTTCTTGCTTGACCGGGAAGATCACCTGCAGACCGACGATCTGGTCACGGACGTTGCACATGGGCACCAAAAATGCGCCAGTACGTGGCGCATAGCGAACCTTGAAGCCAACGATCTGCTTTCGATACAGATAGGCGCTCTTGCCCTTTTCGGGCATGCGCTTGAACAGGCCGGCAGCACGGTTGGCCGCTCGGCGTGATGCGTTGGCTGCAATCTCAGCGGCCTTACGCTTCGCATCTTCCTGCCGAGCGCGCATGACTTCGCGCTCCTCGGGGCTCATACGTCCGGGTTTAACCTTGATCTTCTGGGTATCGCCAGAACGCCAGTCACCGAAACTACCGAAGATCAGCGTCTCGTTTTTTCGGTACGGTGTTCGTGGATGACGTACCAGCCGTTTTTTTCCTTGCCTTTGTCCTGGGTGGTTTTGCAGCGGGTGAGCTTGCCGAATACCAAGGGCTGAGCGGGCTCAAGACCATAGTCCGCGAACTGATTGATCACATCATCGAGCATAACGGGTAGCCCTCTGATCATCGACGGTCTTGCACTCAATGCAGAGCGTGCAACCGGGCTGTGCCAAACGACGGGCCTCTGGGATAGGGCCGTCGCATTCTTCACAGAACATCAGGGAATGCTGAGCCGTGTTGGACATCAGCGCCAAGCGTGCAGCGACGGCCTGATCGATGCGCTCTTGCACCAGGTCATTTGCGAAATCAGCGATATCAGCCACGTTCCACCCCGCAAGTCGTCTGATTGACGTAGCGGGCGCGGTTGTACATGCCCAGCAACCCCTGAATGCCACGAAACACCAACTGTCGTATCTCAGCCAGCTCACGGTCATCGACCTTGCCGTCGCCAATGTGCTTGGCCCAGGTTTCGGACAAGTCGGCGACCTGCCGGAAAAACATGGCGATACCCGTGGTCAGGGTCTCAGGCATGTCGTTGGTGTACGCCTCAGCCAGTTCCTGCCAGATCGTGTCGCCGACAAGGGCGTGCACCGCATCGAGAATGCGGCGGTCCTTGGTCAGTTCGAGGATCTCACCGAACTCCTGAATGTTGACGGTGTGCGAGGGATGTGTGGGAGACAACTTGTGCTGCAGCGTGGTGGCATTGCGGCCGGTGGTGGCGGCGATTGCGGCGGCACCGCCAGGATAGTCCCGTGCGGCGTGGTACAGGGCTAATTCGAGCGTCAGTATTTCCTTTTGCGCTCGATCAACACAGCTTAAAGCTACTCGGCTCATGGCATTAATCCTACTAAGTTGCCAGTGCCTCGCGACGTGTAGTGGTGATACATTTGCCGCGTGGCTTGAAAGGGCCCAAACGCCGGCAAGATCTAGGGATCGAAACCGGCACCGTGCCGAGGCGAACAATCCGTTGCTCACCTCTAGCGCAACAGCTGCCTAATCTGTGGTGGAAAAGGCAGCAACCCAAGACATCCGTGTCTTGGCAGCGCGATAAAGGGAGGTGGTTTGCATGTGGTGTGCCCTCCTACCTTCGTCGCGACCCGACAGCACTGTGGTGGTGTGTGCCGGGAGGAACTGGGCGGCCCTTGGGTCGCCTTTTTTCTATCTACGCTGCAGCTTTTTGCGGGGCCGATGCGTTGAGCAGCCAGGCAGCGTCAAAAGCGTTGCCCTTTTGCTCTGCAGCAGTCGCTAGAAGCTTCGCGTAGTGCGTTTCACCTGTGTAATCGGTGCGTGGAAGGCTGGCAGCCAAGCGCCATTTATTGAGTGCTTGGTAACTCCTGTCACATACCTTGGCGGCGGCTCCGATGCCGCCTACTGCTTCAAATGCGAACGCGATGGCGTTCGGAAAATCTGCGGGGTCCAACATGGCAACCTCCATTTATCAACTCGCGGTTGATATTAACATCAACTGACTATTGCGCAACCCCTGTGAGAGTATCAACTCATGGTTGATAAGAATGAGCTACGGGCAGCTTTCACGGCGCGCCTTCACGAAGCACTCGACGATGCCGGTGTACGCACCCGGGGGCGTGGGGTGGATATTCATAAGCATTTGGTGAAAGTTGGAGTCGAGAAAAGCACTCAGGCCATCAGCAAATGGCTGAATGGTGAATCTATACCGGAGGCAGACAGCATGGTTGTGCTGTGTTCATGGTTGAAGGTGCGGAGGGAGTGGCTGGAGTATGGCGTGTTGCCTAAAAAGCAGGAAAACGATAGTGATACGCACAGACTCGCAAAAGGGACTGAAAGTAATATTCACGAAGTCACCCGGATCTTTGGGAGGGTGCCATTAATTTCTTGGGTACAAGCAGGCGCGTGGTGCGAGGCCAACTTTGAAACTCATGACGGCGAAACATGGCTCTCTTGCCCTGTAGCAATCAGCGGTAGCGGATACGCACTTAAAGTACAAGGCGACTCCATGACAAATCCAGGACCAGGGCGCAGCTATCCTGCTGGATGCATCATATTTGTGGATCCCGAAGCAGAAACCAAAACAGGGGATCGAGTGATAGCGCGAGTCCCTCGCACAAACGAGGCGACTTTTAAGGTTTTGGTAGAGGATGCGGGGCGACAATTTTTACGCCCTATTAATCCGCAATACCCAATCATTGATATCACGGAAGAGACTCATATTTGCGGAAAAGTTGTTGGATCATTTATTCCAGAATAGGGTCCTTACCACTCCCTAGACGAACAAATATCTCAGATTTAGCAGGCACTTTGGTAGAGACCTTTATTCCAGTCACTCCCCCATTCGCCTCTTCAACATCTACTCCATCAACCTGCAACGATTGAACGACGTGCTTTGTGTAATGCGAATTTTCCTGGCAACAATAACATCACCAACCTTAACCGAATGAATCTGTAAATCCACAACGACAACTGCCCCTTTCATCAAATGCTCGGACGGCAAGCCTAGGCAAATCAGATCCTTAGGCATTAACGTGATTAACCCATAAGCAAATAGCTGTTCCCGGACATCATCCTTATTTAGAATCCCATCTCGTATTAAGAAGAAAGCCAAATACAATTGATAAGTTGTCAGCAGCCCCCTCTCGTCTAGCAATGCATCTTGCAACTGATGATCGGTAAACGGCGGATTCTTTCTTCTATCAGGGCTTACATACCTTTCGTGATTAACAATATAAAGCCCATAAACTTCAAAACTATTACGCTGCTTCATCCTTCTATTCTTGATCTTGGTGATTTGCGAGCACGCCTTGTCAGTAGAGGTTCCACCGATGCCTTTAATTTCAACTACAAGGAGCTTATCTCCACAATCAACCTGTAAATCTTCCTCTAGAACATCTGATGAATGCTCGTCCTGATTCACGACTGAGTTAAAACCCAGCCACCTGAAGTAATGTGCAACAGCCTCAACCAGATTGTCACCAGTTTCGAAAATAAGACTTCTTAAAAAACCATACTCACTTTTTAAATCAACGATTGCCTGCTCATTTTTTTAACTCGTTCTTTATAATCACTTTCTATCTTTTTCCGATCACCTAGAAGCTCTACCTCGCCGGGGACAGGAAAAGCGCCATTGTCATCACCGACTGCCCATAGAGAGGCTGAGACTGCCAAGGCACACAGGGGATAGG